CCGAGACTCGACCGTCACCGATCCTGACGTTGCTCAGCACCGGCTTTACGGCACGGGCCGCAACCGCCTTTGCGACCACCTGCAATGCACTCTTCAACTCGGCGACGTTCAATTTGACGCCACCACGAATCCGTTCCTTGACTGCCATCGTTCGGCTCCTTCCTCAAAGCCACACCAACCACAAGCCCGACGGCGAACGTCGCCGCCTGGACCAAGATTCCGATTGCGATGCACGCTACATGCGTCGTTGTCATCGGCGTGCCTCCGCTCGCTCGAGTTGTGCCGCCTGCCTGCCCAGCCGCAGCGTCAGGTCGTCAATCGTTTCGTGTGCCCACTCGATGAGCCGGCGGGTCTCGTCGTCGAGATGGTCCGCCCAGGCGTGCGTCTCCAGCATGCGAGCCAGCATCACGGGCGACGGTCGCGGGTAGGGGTTGTTCTCAGCCATCGGCTGCCTCCACGGGAACGAGGGAACGAGCGATGCCGCTGGTCTGCCGCAGCAGCCCCTTGCGGACGAGAGCGCTGACGTGGCACGCGGCCGTGTTCGGCGACACCCACTTGAAGTGCGCCACGATGTCACGGAGAGCCGGGGAGTAGCCAAGCTGGTCGATGTGCCGGCGGATGTACGCCAGCACCTCGAGTTGCCGAGCCGTCGCGGGTAGGTCTTCGCAGCGTAGAGCGGTCATCTGTCCTCCTCCTTGAGTCTGAGCACGTCGGCAAGCGCGACGACCTCCGCCGGTCGCCGGTACGGGGCCGGCTTCATGCCGGCGAACTCTCGGGCCTTGCGGTCCAGTTGGGCGCGGCGTGCCGGGTCGTCCCCGTCTGGCCGCCTGCCTGGCTCACGGTGGGTGCCGCCCTTGTCCTGGCACCGAGACAGCCACCGGACGAGGAACGACCGCCAGTTCCGCCGGCCAGCCCTCGTCGGGTTCGCCCGCAGCCAGGCCGTGGCCTTGGCGAGCTCCTGGTCCAGCACGGCACCGGGGAACGCTGCGACCCACTCCGAGCGGTCGGCGTCCGTGATGCCCTGCCAGCCGGATTCCGAAGACCACGACACGGCGGGTTTCGCCGGCGAGCGAACCGGCTTCGGTTTGCTCGTCGGAACCGGCGCAGCCGGTATCTCTTTCTCCTCTTCTGTCCTGTCTTGTCTTGTCCTTTCCTGTAGTGACTCGCCGGCGTCACCACCCTGTGACGGTGCACCGTCACGCGAGCGCCACCGATAGGAATCCTGCCGCCTGGCGTGCATCGCCCTAGCCTTCGCGGCCTGCGAAAACCGCTTCTCCCACCCTTCGATGACGATGGTGCCGTTCAAAAACGACACCCAGCCGACTCGCTCAACAGCGAGCCAAAAGGCCACGTCACCGCCGGCAACCGCAGCGACACGGGCCGGGGTGGCCCGAATCGTGCCGTCTGCCGTGTTCATGGCGGCCCACGACCACAACTGGATGAGACGATAGACGGCAACCTCAACAGGAACGCCAGTCTCGTCCACCAGCTCAAGCACCTCGGGCTTCGTGCCCAGGTTGCAGTCGATGGGAATCCATTCACCGGCCATGATTGTTTACTCCGACAGAAGCGGAAAGGTTCTCTGCCCGTGATGGTCGCGTGCGTCCATCGGCTTGAGCGTCAGTGGGTGTATGTCGAATCGAAGCAACGCAACCATTTGGTCAGATGTAATTTCCTTTCCGTCCCACTTGATCCAGGCCGAGTCATCTGGGCACGTCCTTTCAAACTGCAAAAGGTGATATCCGTAGTGGCGGACTCGAACCCATCGCTCGAACACCGGATCCCATACCTTTTTTCGTTTTCCAGAGATGTCGCTGGTAGCGCCTCGTTTAGTGTGACGGTTACCAAAGAAGTTCTTGATGTACCCGCTGAGGATCGCAAACGTTGACCGTTGCGCATTGGAAGGAAATGCCCCATACTCTTTGATCTCAAGAGTCATGTAGCACTGTGCGCTGCGTTCGCCGTTCTCCTTGAACTTGTGTACCACCCGACGGTCGCAGAAGTGATCTTCGTCGTAGATGTTGATGCCATCCTCAGATCGGAGATCCGGCCTGCCTCGAAGCCATCGGCCCAAAGCAGTCTCAATGGTCATTTCGCACTTACAGTTTGGGCAGTGGGCGCGATTACTGAACGGCCTGGTCATCCATGACCTCCTTGATGCGGGAAGAAGCATTGGCCAAATTGGCCTCGTCAATCTCAAACGACGCCCACTTACGACCCGATCGGATGCAGGCAACTGGCGTCGTGCCGCCGCCGCAGAACGGGTCAACAACGAAATCGTCAGGCTCGGTTAGCAAGTCGATGAAGTAGCGGGCCTCAGAGACGGCCTGCTGCCAATCGTGGTGCGATTTCTCGCGGGCACCGGTCACCACGTCCGTGATGAAAGTCTGCTTGTCGCCTCGCGTTTCCTTGACGAACCACACGATCGGCTTCCAGCCAGCGACGATGCCGTACTCGGTCATGCGGGCCTTTGCTTCGGCGTGGAAGCATCCGCACGTCCACCAGTAGCGGAGATGCCGAGAAAGGTCTGTCAGCACGTCAGGGAGCTGGATGTGGCCGACGTAGGCGATAAGGCTTCCGCCTGGGCGAAGCACTCGAGCGGCAAACTTACCAAGGCCGTCGTACAGCTCGATGGCTTCGCGGTCGTACGGCGGGTCGGTGAAGATCAGATCAACTGACGCATCGGGAATCTTATCGCCGATCTTGCGGAAGTCGCCGAGGTACAGGCCGTCAACCGACTGCCGCTTTGCAACCGCTGCGGCCTTCTGTTCCTGCCGCTTCGCAGCCGTTTCTTGTTCCTTGAGGTCACGGACCACACGGTTGATCGACACCTCGCCCGTTCGCAGCTTTGCGACCGTCTCAGCGTCAACCTTGCCAGCCTTCTCGGCGGCGTCAATCTTCTTGACCTTTGCCACCGTGTCGTGCGAGACGTTGGCAGCCTTGGCGACTTCCTTCTGGGTATCCAGTGGAGGTAAACCTTTCACAGATTTCTGTGAAAGGTCTGTTCGCTGTCCCTGGCGGCTTCGCTTGGCAATTGTCTCCTCAAGCCGCAGCGCCAACTGCGTTCTCACATAGGCCGACAGGTTCCGCCTGCCGAACTGATTGCGGATGATCCACTCTTCGGCGTGGCTGCGGTCGCTGAACGACATGTCGTCGATATCGAACGGCAGTTCCAGCCGCGTGCAGATTTCGTAGCGGTTGTGGCCGTCGAGCAGCGTGAGCGTTCCCTTGCTGGCCCATACCACCAGCGGGTCGCGAGCGCCGCCGTGATCAACGATGTTTTCTTCCAGCTGCTGCCGCTCTTCGGATGACAACGGCGGAATCAGTGCGGCGAACTCTGCGTCAACGATGATGTCTTCGTAAACCTGCGGCATCTCTCTGCCTCCTTGCGTGATGTTCTGAACCCGTGCCTACCGTGGCACGCCCGTCAAGGGGTCACTGCCACCATCCGCGCTTGTCGCGTCGGATGTTCGCCAGCGCGTCAATCAGGTCGAACTCGCTTGAGGCTGTAGCTTCGGCAAGCATTTCAATGAGCACGGCCTCTAGCGACCTGTGCATATTCGGCCACGCTCGCATGTAGTGCTTACACGCATAGCGGATGTACTGGCGTAAAGTTCTGCGAGTTTGCAGTTCGCTAGGCGTCAGAATGGTTCTGCTGGTCTTCTTCATCACTTCACCCTCCAAACCACCGCCATGCGTCCGCTCGCGGTCCGCCTGGTGCTGCCGCTCTCGACGATCATGCCTCGTCGTGCCAGCTCGATCCGCCGTGGTCGCACGGTGGACGGGTTCATCTCCAACTCGTTCGCGATCTCCTCGTCAGTGGCACCGCTGGGCCTCCTCGAGATGAAGTCGAGCACCCGCTTCTGGAGTGCGTTGAGCGTGGTCGGCGTCAGCAAGTCGGCTGCCGCGGCCGAGGTGACCGAGCCGCGAACGGCAGGGGCCGTGGCGAAGAGCGGGCCGGGGGTGTCTTCGATGCCGTAGTGGTTCATCACGCATCCTTTCGTGTATTTGCCCGGTTACGCCGGGCTCGGTCGCCTCACCGTGGAGTCGGCGGCGACTGCGGTGGTTACTCGCCACTCCCGCAAGGCGACCAATGCGGCCGATGAATGCAGCCGCTGCGGCCATGGTGGGCCGGTTGTCTCAGTCCCCTGTCCAGTTGTTTTTCCAGCACGATGGCGTCGGCGCCCGCGGCTCGTACTTGTCCTTCAACTCGTAGTAGTCCTGCACGCTCTTCTCGGCGGCGCGACGCATCCGAATCGCCTCGTCCTGCAATCGTTCGACGGCGTCGGCCATAGCGTCCTGCCCAACGCTCCGCAGGTAGTCGATGACGGCTTTCGGTGGCATCATGCGGTCACCTCATGCTCAGCGGCCTCGTGGGCGAACTCCTGGCCCTTGTCCTCGCCGATCAGCCTCTCGGCCTGGCGGTGGATCAGATCCACCAGTTCCGACTTCTGAGCGTCGCTGAACACGCCGTCTCCGTGCCGCTTGTCCACAAGGCTGCGGTGGGCATCGAGCATGTCGAAATTCGTGGCCCTGCTGATCGCCAGCTTGGCCTTGCCCATCGGATCCTCGGGCACGACAGGGGACGCTGCCGTCACCTTGACCACGCTGGGCGTCGGCTCGCCCACAGCCGGCGTCTGGTAGTCCTGGGCCTCCTCGGCCGTCACAAGGCCACGCAGGGCGTCGGCAAAGGCGTTCCGCAACGCGAAGCCCCGTGCCCTCAGCCCAAGCATGCGGCTCGGGTACTGGGACCATGGCCCGGTCTTGCCCCACAGGCTCGCCTTCTTGGCGTCGGCGACGGAGAACTTGGCGACCGTCGGCTGCGGGTAGCCACGACGCTGGACCTCGCAGACGGCGGTGAGGTTGTCGCCGTCGCCCTCGGTGTACTCGCGGACGTAGAGGCACTGCGGGCTCGACTGCACCAGGGCGAGCGCGGCGTCGCCCCAAATCGTCGGCCTGCCGTTGATGACGGCGATCGACTGGAGCGACTGCATCGGGGACAGCCCGACTTCGCTGCCGTGCTGGATCGCCAGCAAACAACTCTCGGCCTTGCCCTTGAAGTCCTTGGGCGCGAAGTCCGACGCCGCGACCATCTTGGCGAACCGGAAGGCGTCGTCGAACGATTGCAGGGCCAAGCCGCCGGCCCGTTGCGTGCTGATTTCTGTGGTCATCTGTTATGTCCTTTCGCAAAAAACTGGGTTGGTTTTCTGTCAAAAACCCGCTCCGCGTCCTGCTCGGCGGGGTGTCGTTGCGTCCGTGCTACCCCGGTTCCACCGGGCTCCTTCCGTCGGCTAGCTCCGCTGGCCGACGGTCCTTGTGTTTGATTCAATCTCTTTCTTCCTCAGCGTGATCAGCGCCCCGAGGACCGTGAGAACCGATTCGATGCACTCGCTCTTCGTTTCTCCGCTCACCGCCTCGTCAATCACGGTCGGTCCTAGCGTTGGGTGGTCAAAGCGGACAGTGACCGCCACCTGCTGTGGCCCGGAGTAGTCGGCTTCGCCGTCTAGGTCCACGAGACGCCACGGGTTTCGCGAGTAGCTCAGCTTCTGAATTGCGAGTCGCATGGGATGCTCCTAGAACGGCACGATCTGCTCGGCCGTCACCGCGTGGTGCTCGTTGCCGCGGTCGGGCACATGCCGCCGGACGTGGTAGGTGTCGTCGGTCAGCACCTCGACCACGACGCCGGCGAGCGTGCGGCCCTTGTCGAGCCACTTGATGCGGTCGCCGACCGCGTAGGTCGTGGTCAGCTTGCCGTCGATGAGGCGAGTCGTGCCGCCCGAGACGGTGTGCTCGGGCATGCCAGCGACGGCGGCGATGTACTCGTTGTGATGCGGGTCCATGGTGGGGGTCTCCTTCGTGTGGCGGGTTAGTGTACGGGCGAACAGGTTGAAATCAAGCGGTCCAGTTTGGATATCGTGCGTGTGGTGCATATGTATACGGATATCGGTGCATACGTCAACGGGCAAGTACGCCGGCCACGCTGGCCAGCAGTTCCAGAAGGTCGTGAACGGCTCGAGCAGCCGGCGAATCGGTGCCGAGTTCCTGGCCGATGCGGACGAGGACGAGTGCGGGCATGAGGTTTGAAATCCGGTGCATGGTCAGCCCTCCAGCCCGAGCATGCGGAGCGTGACCGCAGCCGGTGCTACGTCGCACGGGCTGACCAGCCAGCGGTAGGCTGATCCTGTTGGGTGCATCGACGGCGGCAGGACGCTTTGGGCCGGCTTGCCGCCGATGCGGATTTCGGCCCCGCCAACCTTCTTCCAGCCGATCGGCGGCAGCGTAGCGTCCAGCCGGAACAGCCGGTGTTCGCCTCTGCCGCTGGCCCAGGTCGGCGTCCTGATGTCCAGCAGGCCCATCCTGGCCAGTGCCAGCCGGCCGGCCTCATCGTCATACTCCACGTCGATGATGTTGCCAGTGCCCAGCAGCAGCCCGAGGTTGCTGCCGGCGGACAGCCAGCCGTCGATCACGTCGGCAATGCTCGAGGCAAGCGTGTGCCAGGCGTTTCCAAGGGGCCGCTTTCCGTTGCTGGCCAGCTGCACGAACTGGCATCCGAGCGTGGCGAGTGCGTGAAGGTCACCGGTCATTTGCCGTCTCCTTTGCGACGAGAATGGCGACTTCTGCCGCCGTGGCCCAGCCGGCCGCGTCCCACACGCTGCCGATGCTGTCGATGGTCCAGAGCTTGTAGACACGCACGTCGGGGCGGTACTTGCCGTCTACCTCGCTGCCGTGGCAGTAAACGTGCAGGTCTTGCCGGCCGACCCAGCGGCACTCGCCAGGCTGCATGTCGGTGATCGTTCGCAGGTGCTTCATCGTTCGTCTCCCGGCTGGCGGCTGCGAGTCTCATTCGCTCGCATGCCCCCATCATATCGGCAGACCGGTGCATATGCAATAGGGCTAAACACCGGGGGAAATGCGGATTTCCAAAAAAATCCGTCAGGCTCGAGGGACTTTACGGGACCGCTTGGCCTTAGCGACGACCTTGGCCTTGTCTGCCTTGCGGCTTCTGCCCCGAGGGTAGCCGACGCCGGGCTGCTTGGCGGCCTGCTCTTCGAGGTACTTGGACACGCTCTTTTTCTGGATCATCCAGCCGAGTCCCTCAATCCGCTTGCCGGCCAGACGTTTGCCCTCTGGCCTGGGGCGATCCTCGTCGTAGGCAAGCCGCGTCACCGTGCTGGGCGCAAGGGCGTCAATGGCCCGCATGGTCTGGCGGACGGTGAAGTAGTCGGCGAAAGGGCTGGCCATGGCGATCATGTCTCCAATCGTATCGTTCTGCCCGTGCAAATCAAACCGCCCGCACCTTCAATCCTCCCAACTTGCCCCGGCCAGCCGACCCTCCGTAGGATCGACTGGCGGGGGACTTTCAACGGAGAGGGCTCCGTTAAACATCTGTACACTATGGGGGAAGGAGGTGCCCGATGACGATGCGAGAACTGCTCGAGCGGTATGCCCTACTCATGAATCTGTCCGATCGGTCGATGACGCTCT